TGAACCGGCAAAACGGTGTGGTCTTGGTGTCTGGGCCCCTCGGCGGGTTGTTGAACGCCTCGAACATCGTGAAGCCGTCGTCCCTGGCCGTCATGAACTGCCCGATGTTGAACCACCGGTAGCTCCACTGGTCCGCCACGAATGGCACCCAGGATCTAGGGCTGGCGGCCCCTAGGATCGCTCGTAGCTCCTCGCGCAGCGTTAGGGCGGTCACGGCAGCCCCAGCAGAGGCGGTGCTAGCACGCGGCGTTGTAGAGGCTCTGGCGAGCTTTTCCAGGATGGTCTTGATCTCCGGGCGCCGTGTGAGGATTCTGCCCCTCATCAGGGTCTCCAGGTCAGCCACGGCACCCGCCCTGATAGGGCCCAGGTGCGCTTCTATGGCAGCCAATGTCTCAGCCTCTAGCGAGAGGCCCAGCGCTAGAGCGGCGTCTAGGAGCAGCAAATCGCGGCTCTCCTCGACTTCCTGGGCCACTGCAGCCGTGAAGCTGCTGACGGCTTCTTCGATCTGGGTCTGGAGGAGCTTGACCAGCTCGGCCTCGATCTCGAAGCGCTGCCGGCCGTCCGGGGTTCGCCCTACCAGGCGCTCGATCTCCGGCAGGCGTGCTGCCGTGATGCCCTCGATGCCCAAGAGCAGGTCGCCACGGCGTAGCGTGGCCTCGATGGCGTCTAGCCACCATTGCTCCAGGATCGGGGTTAGTGCGGCGATGACAGCCTCTACCTCCGGGATGTCCTGCTTGAGGCATCGGCATGCCTCAACGCGCATCTTGTGCAGGTGATTACGCACCGGGCACGATGTAGCCGAAGGCGGTCGCACCGGTGCCGCTGCCGTTGATCGACAGTGTCGAGCCACCAGGGACCCATACGTCCAGCGACGCCTTGCTTAGTGTGGCGACCGAGAGGTCTTCCGACGCAGCGCCCACCGTGACGGTCATGGTCAGCGCCCCGCCGGAACCGTTGAGGATCTCCAGGTGCACGAGCGAACCACGGCGCCTGCCGGGCGCTGCTGCCGGCTCAACGTGGATGTCGGTGTCGGTCGCGGCGATGGCAACAGCGTTGCCCTCTGAGAAGGAATCGAATCGAGTCATGAGTGTGCTCCTAGCTAGGGGTTTGCACCCCAATTATACCACACTACGGCTCGATGATCTCCTGGTAGATTTTGGCAAACCACAGGCCCCACTCAGGGCCGTGGTCGCAAAAGGTCTCACCATCGCCCACCCAAGACATCGCGTGTGCCCACTCGTGGATCAGCACCTGCCAGGTGGCATCCCACGAGAGGGTCGAGCTAACCACGATGATGAAGTGCGAAGGGCAGCCGTTCTTGAGGGTCAGGTTGGTATAGCCCAGGCAGCCTTTGGTCGGACGTCGGTAGACCCGCACCGGCAGCAGAGGTGGCATCTGCGATTTAAGGAATTGCACGTCCTTCTTAAAGTCGATCGCGATTGTATCGCGGCGGTCTACTTTGCGCGTCATTAAACGTGCCTCTGCTTGTGATTGGGCCACGACTCAACCTCGATCTTGCTGCGAGTGCACTGCTCCCACAAACCCCTTGCGTCTGGGTAGTGGTTGCGCATGTGCCGGTTGAGTAGGATTTTGACACGGGCCTCCGCCTGGGCGCGGATGCGCCCTATCTCCTTCGACAGATCCGCGTCTGTCTTGAAGTCGTGCTTGTCGTCTTGAGGTTCGAACATGATAGGCATTAGATGATGAGCTGAGCTGCACGGGCAGCACGCTCTGCTGGCGTGATGGTCCACACGCGCCCCTGGTAGGTCGCCACGCTCTCGCCGACGTTGACAAAGTCAGCTGTCACGAAGCGGTGCTTGGGGAAGATGCGCACCATGAGGAAGCCGGCGTTCCATCCGTTGGCGTCGATCGGCCCTGGCATGTATTCCGACGCCACGGCTTGTGGGCTCGCCATACAGCCGGACTGCCACCACTGGATGACGCCAGTGGCGTCGCTTCCCTCGCTGACCATCTCTGGGTTGTGCAGGTGGCCGTTGGTGCCGTAGCGCATGAAGCGGCGCAGGTGCTTGCGTGCCGAGTCCTTGCCACACAGGAAGCCGTGCACGATGGTGAAAAGGTCGTCGATGGTCTCCCAGTTCTGCGCGATGTCACGCGTCTGGTGTGCGGCGCTGGGGTTGAGGAATGTGGAGCGGCACACGAGGCCGATCTCCAGCTCGTCCAGCTTGAACAGGTTGGCGAAGCGCAGGTCACGCAGCGACGAGAACACCGGCGCGCAGTCGGCCAGTGCTGTTACCAATCGTATATCGTGGTTGCCCATGATGTATTTATGGTCCGCGTTCGGCGCAGCTGCGCGCGTCTCGGCCATGATGTTCACACCACCATCAATCTCCTGCTGGAGGTTGAGCGCGAAGTGCCCAGGCAGCTGGCGGTGGCGGCTGAGGCGCGGGAAGTCTACCAGGTCTCCGTTGTATCGCACGGCGTCTGGCTGGTGCTCCTTGGCCACGTCCTTCCACACGCGGTAGGCGAACGGGTCGATCAGGCTGGCGCCGTGGAAGTCGCTGCCGATTTGGAACAGCAGGTTGTCCTTGCTCAGGTCCAGCGAGTTGTAGGCACCGTCCCACGGCTTGACGTGCTGCTCGGCGTAGCCAGCCACGCTTTGCGCGCGTGACGTCTTCGAAATGTTGTTCATCACGCGGCGCACGCCGAGTGATTCCTTTATGCCGGCTACGCGCTGGAACTCAGCCCACAGGCCGAACAGGTAGGTCACCAGCGAGGTGCTGTAGTAGCCATGCTCACGATAGCGGTCCCTGCTGGCGCTAGGGCCGAGCAGCTCGCGCGGGATGGCGTAGACGCGCAAGAGATCCTTGCAGAGGCGATCCTTCACCTTGGCGGCCAGCCCAGGATCCATGCGCACACGCTCCAGGAGGTCCGCGTTCTTCTCGCGCGCTCCGTTTGCCTTGGACATCATGGCCTCGATGTTCTCCGCTTTCACTGCGGCTGCATTCTTGGCTGGCTTGGCTGCTTTCTTCTTGGCTGGCATTGAGTTCTCCGGTAGGGGTTGGTTCAGGTGGGATAGCATACCCGCTCACTTGGCTGCTGCCCTGCTTTTATTGCGTGTGACCTGAGTGTCTGTGTAGCCGGACTGGTAGAACGCCATGACTAGGGCGTCGGCGCGGTCAGGCGACGGGTTCTTGGTCCGCTTCATGTAGATGTCCTTCGGCTCGACCAACAGCAGGCCGTCCTTGGTGAATCCGTATCGGCGGGTGGTGAGCTGGTTGTGCAGGATCGGGTCGTCCGGGATGCGCACGCCCCCTGCGCGCAGGGTGGCGCCAAGCTGGAACCACGCTTCTGTCATCCGGTTGCCGTAGACCGTCGGGCGGGTGGCCTTGTGCTGCGTGTGGAACGGGAAGCAATCCTTGCCGGCCTCGTCGAACAGGTGGTAGATGCCCTGGCCCAGGCCACCTGCGTCGAACGTGTAGAGCGTCTGCCAGTTGTGCCACTGCGATTCCACCTGCTCCTTGAATGCCCAGCGCACTGCATGTGCCGGCTCGAAGCTCGGCGTCTTGCTCCACTTCCGCCAGTTCACGATGCACCCGCCGAAGCGACGGTAAACTATCGTCTCGTCACCGCCCTGGCGCGCAAGGTCTAGGCCGAACTGCCGCTGGCCTTTCAGCGTGCTGTTGAGCACAGCCTTCTTGATGGTGCAGTTGACGGCGCGGTAGACGTCGTCCGGGTTGATGATGCCCGACGGGTCGGTCGCCGGGAACTCGCCGAGGACGCGCACGCGGTAGAAGTCTGAGTCGAGGCCGAACTCGATCGCGTGCTGGATGATCTTGCGCGGGTTGACGATCGGGCTCTCTTCGGCGTCGAGCGTGATCTGTGTCCAGTGCGAACCCATCTTCGTGAAGCACTTGTGGAACTCGGTATCGCGCTGGTTGGGGTTCCCGATCATCAGGATGGCGCCTTCCTGCGCGTCCTCCTGGAAAGCGTTCTCGATGTTGGAGACCGTGCCTTTGAGGGCCTCGATGATGTCCGACTCCACGCCGGACGCTTCCTCGACGATGGCGGTGAGGCGCTTGTTGTGCTGGCCTTGGAACGCCGTATCGTTGCTGGCGGTCAGCAGCTCGCAGCGCCAGTTCTTATGACGAGGTGCCCCTTGGATGAAGCCCCCGAAGTAGACACGAGAACTGGTGACCGTCACGAACTTCTTGAGGAGCGGGTGTGCCTTGCCCATGCGCTCGCGCACCTCGGACAGCCACACGTCGCGGCACTGCTTCATGGAAGGCGCGGTTACGATGCAGCGCACGTCGCGGTCCTGCAGCTGCCACCACAGACCAATGATCGCAGACACCGTGGTCTTGCCTGGCCCTTGGCCCGACTTGCATGCGATGAACAGGTCACCGTCCTGCGCGGCCTGGAGCACCCGACGCTGCTGTGGCGTCGGCGAGAACTTCATCCAGTAGCACAGCTCGAAGATGTCGGCCTGGATCGCCGGTGCGATCTGCTCCCACGTGGCTGTTCGCCATGTGACGCCGTATTCCTTGCAGACCGTTGACTCCATGTCCTCGGGGACAATGTCTTTGCGCTTCTCATAGATGCGCAAGGCCAACTGCCTGACAGTCAGTCCGAGGCCGACTTCCAGGTCGGCGTCATCGGCCCGATACCATGTGGTCGGGTCGTGTGGGTCGGCCCGCTCAATTGCGGCCATGCCCTACCATCAGGAGCGTCAGCGCGGAGTAGTCGTGCGCATAGTCCAGCGCGTCCTCCACCGTCTCTCGATCGGTCCACGAGAAGTCGCCGATCAGCACGTTGGCGCGGTGGCCGAGTGCGTGCACCGCAGCCATAGGGTCGTCCCGCATGGCGCCGTCGAACCGCAGGACCCATCCGCCGTTCGGCAACATCAGGCCAATCGGCTTGTCGTCTTGCACAGACAGGCGGTGGCCGTTGCGGAACTCGCCTGTGGAGTTACTCAGGATAGCGGCAGCGTGGTCGATCCAGGCGCGCGCCACGCTGCGTCTGCCGCCCCAAATCACGGTGGGCCGGTGTTGGCAGGCTGCAGCCCAGAAGGCCATACCGCAAGCGATAGACGCCTCATCGGCCTCGAAACCGCTGCTCGGATTCCACACCAGGCCCATGCGGTCTCTACGACCGTCGGCCACGGCTCGCATCCACGCCTTGTGCTCGTTGGACACCTGCAGCAGTAGGACGCGCTCGAAGAACGTGACTGGATCACCGGCGAGGTGCTCCCATCCGGTTAGCTTGCGTTGCACCATCACTTGGTGCCCCCGTTTGCCATATCCCACAAGGCCGACAGGGCCAGTGGCAGCGTGACTGTGAACAGCGTGGCGATGAACTTCGTCTGGCGCTTGCGCCATCCTTCCAGTCGATCGGTCTTCACGACCAAGCCGTGGTGGTCGAAGTCGCCATGGAGTGCTCTTTGGATGGTGGCGAGTGATCGCTCTTGGTTCTCAAGAACCTTGCTCATGCCAGAGTCCAGGTGGTCGGCCTTTACTTCGAGGCGGGCCAGCGCCTTCTCCACGTTCGCTATGCGGTCTTCCATGGTGTAGTCCTTTGGCCTTAGAGGCCGAGTATGCCGAGAATGAACAGCAGGCTCGTGAACCACCGTTCGATGTCGGCGATGATCGCGATGCCCAGCTCATTAAGGGTAGCACCCTTCGGGGCGATGGCCAGCTCGGTGTGTGGAAACATCATCGAGCAAGCTGAGAACAGACAGACCACGAGCAGGAGCGCTAGGCTCCTGGCTCGCGTCGAGTTCCGTTCTGCGTCGGTCACTTACGCAGCCTCTTCGGCTTCGGCTTCCGCTGCCTTCTTGGCCTTCATCTGATTGATCTTGCGGCGTGCGACTTCCATCGAACCACCACCCAGCAGCAGCAGATACGTCAGGCGTTCCAGCCAGTCGAGTTCGCCGTCCTCGTCCTTATCGGCCTTTAGGAACGCATCGCGGTCAAGCTCTTTCAGCTCGCCTTTGAGTTCGGCCAGCTCTCCCCTAAGTTCATCGTAGGTGTCGTGCAGCTCGTTGACGATCTCCCTGCCCTTCGCGATGCTCTCGGAAAGGTTGGACATGGTGCCGCACGAGACAAGCATCAGAAGCATCGGGATCAGTAGTAGTGTTTTCATTATTCTTCCTTCGGTTTGGAAAGTGAACGGCGCTTTGTGGCCGCGGAAATTGACAGCACGTTGGTCATGTCTTCGAACTCGTCGACCGTATCCTGCTCGCCGCGCGAGTCGAAGATGCGCCACCACTCTTTGTGCATCAGCATGGCGCCGCGGTGGTCTAGTGCTTCGGCTGCCTTCTCGGCCAGCATGTCGATGCGCGCAAGCACCAGGGCCTTGTTGCCTTCACGGTCTTCGAACTGCTGGCTCTGCGCCATGCTAGCTCTGGCCAACGAGCACAGCTGTTCCACCTCGTAGGGGCGCAACGCCCACTTAGCGGCGATCTCCTGGCGTGCGCGCTTGTCGCTGTTGTCTACCAGGATGTCGATGACCTCGCTGACTAGCTTGGCCTCGAAGTTAGAGAGCACGGGTGCGATTGGCCAGCTGACACGGATCGTGTCTAGGCTGGTGAACCAAACGTAACCGCGGCGGGTCTTGTCACTTTCTTCGAGTGCCAAGACGCCCTTACCTACATACTTGACCATCTCGACGAATCGCGTGAGCGGCTTGTCGTCTCGCTTCGGCCGATAGTCAGGGTTGACCCTTCCGTCCTCCATCAACATCGCAGGCGGCACGTCCGGTGGCGTCATCGCCACACCGCCGGCAAGGATGCGGCGCAGCCATGCGTCTCGCACCTCAACGTAGGACGTGAACTCGGAGTTGTTGATAGAAGGGTCGCGGATGACCAGGTCGATCTGGTCGCCTTTCTGCAGCACGCCACGCAGCACGCCGAGGTGTCGAGTGATCCTCCAGGCGGAGAGCAGTCGCTCTTCGGAGGTGTTCTCCAGCGTGATGCCTTCGTTCTCGAACATGCGGTTCCAGAATCTACGAAGCTCCGCCCCTTGCAGGGCAGGCTGGTCTCGCCAGTCTGTCTCTACATCGCAAATAGGCAGAAGGCCCGCCTGCTCCGGGGAGATTACCCCACGGAACAGGCGAGCCTTCTTCGCGTCATTGAGCCGGAAGTTGGTCACGTTGGAATTATATCACATCCAACGCGATTCTGTTACCTAGCCAAAGAGGCGCTTCCAGAAGCTCAGCTTGCCGCGTTCCTCGCAATACACGGCGCGGGCGATGCTCGGAAATGCGCGACTGGCCGAATCCACCCTGCGGCTGAGGTTGCTGTTGATGCCCTCCACCTGCTGGCGAAGCTCAGATACAGCGCCCACGATCGGCATGCCATCGACATCACTGCCACCAAGCATTTCCGCCCGGAGCGCCTTCACCTTTAGGTCGGTGTAGTTGGGCATCTTGACTGACTGCGGCGCAGTCTTGACAGCCTTGACAGCCTTGGCCGGCAGGAGAGCGGTCACGGCGCCTGGGGGTGCTTCTCGCAGCACGCCGCCAACGGTGGCGTTGGTGGCCGCCAGTTCAGCTTCCAGCTTGCGAATGCGCTCGCCGGCTCC